GGCGCCAGATGCCAACTTGACCACAAGACAGGTCAGTTTGGAAGAAGCCCCAGCTGCAGCTACCCAAATAGATAACTATGGACAGGACTGACATCAGCCCCAATTGAATCAGCTTTTTGGCGTTTTCTGGTTTGGCTGCAAACCAGGTGTTCAATGCTGGGAAGTAGCTGAACAGGGCGGAGATGAATCCACCAATAACCATCGAGAACAGTTCTGCACTTACTTGGAATTCCATTATGATCCTCCATTTATTTTATGAACATCACGCCTGAGCGTGGCGTTTTCAGTTTCCAATTCCTTCACTCGCTGTCGGAGTAATGTATTATCGCTTTCCAGTAAAGTGACTTTGGCTTCCAGCGACAGCACTTTCGATTTCAGAGCAACGTTTTCTTCTCGCAGCGTGCCTAATTCTTCATCCATGCACTTGTTGTCTTTCTCTACCGCTTCCAATCTGCTCCTGAACTCTCTTGCCCATTCCAGAGACAAAGTGCCGCTGGCTATTTCTGTGGCACCGGACACCTGCTTTGTTTCGGCTTCAGTCTTTTTGACATCCGCCCCGGTTTTCTGAATTGCTGCTCCGGTTTGTCGTATTTGAGCATTATCCTTTCTCAGTTGAAACCAGAGTGTGAATATGCTGATGATCGTGGGAACAATGTATGCTCCAATGGTTACCCAGATGCTGATGTTACCTGTCTGTACAGTCGGATCCATATAGAATTCCTTCCGTCCTTCGTTTGATTTGTTTTCTCCTGTTCACTCGCAAGATACACAAGATGAGCAGAGAAGTGTAGCCATGCAGACGGAGCGTGGCCGACCAACTAGCAAAGAAAATTGGGCTGTTTGAAATGGATATAAAGCCGTGACGATTTAGCAACACTCCAATGTAGAAGACAATTGAGTGAATCATCCAAACAATCAGCAATACCGGCTCGTCCAAGTCTCCGCCGTTTCTCTTTCTGGCGCGCCAAATTTCCAGTCCGACAATCGTGATTGCCAATAACAGGGAACCGATTTGAGCAATTTCTACCCACGTATCGTAGCCTGTACCCATATCAGCTTCCTGGTCGGATCAGCCTCTTGATGTACTCAGATTCAGCATTCATGTGGTTGCGCAATGCTTCCAGATCGGCGGCCACCTTTGTTTCCAGTTCTGTGGCCCGGACATTGATGGAAGTTTGGAGATCGTGAACTTCTCCATAGATATTATCCAACAGGGCCGGAGCGGGTGTAGGCTGCGGAACAGTGAATCCGGCAAAGGTCAACAGATCTGAGTAACTTCCGTTGAAGTAATCCAGATCAATGTTGGCACTCTCGGCGCCATAAGTTGGGCCGCTGCCTTTGGAGGTGAACTGCCAGAACGTCCAGGCATCCCAGGGTGTCATGTTGTCCACATTCAATTCCATATATCCCTGGGTGGAGTAGCTGGCAATCACCAATGGGTATTTCTTCCACTTTGGATCCTGATTGGCTTGAGCCTTCCAGAAATATGCGCCAGTGTAGATTAGTGGTGGGCGCCCACACAACAGCTCCATTTCCTGCAGCCAAGCCCACATGAGATCCTCTGAATTAGCGGGCACGGTTCCCCAATACTCATAGTCGAGCATAGGTGGCAGTTCTGGCGGATCAGCTTTGATCAGTGACCAGGCATAGCGAGCTTGTTGTACTGGATCAGCAACCCAATCCAGGAAATGATAGGCCGTGCGGAGAACACCCGCTGCCTTGCTGCTTTTCCAGTTGTAGAGGATATCTTCATCTTGGTACAATGCTTGACTGGACTTGATCATAACAAAGCGGATGCCGTTGTTGTACGCTTTCACGAAGTCGATCTGCTGAGCGGTGGAATTATTGTCTTGCCAAAAACTGACATCGAACCCTTTAGTAAGCTCGCCCATTATTCATCTCCTTTCACATCATCCACAATAAGGTAATCTAAGAGTAACATATCCCTAACCTGAATGTCCAATGTTTTCAGGTCAGACAATGGGATGGGATGCAGATCAAGCTCCAATTCCTGGTTGATCAGGGTTGTCATTTCTTCTTCATACTGCTTCGCAAACTCAGGGGCAATCTGAAATGCTCCCGGCTGACCTTCAATTGGTTTGCCATATTTCTGCACTAATTCATCACGAGTTTTGCTGAATAGCTCAATCTCGGGAATAATGTGGCGCAACGCACGTTGAATTTTGTAAGATGCAATAGCGGGTGGCTTTTGCTCTAACAAATTTGTCAGTGCCTGCTCGGAACTTGCAATGTCTTTCAATGTTAGTTTCATTTCACTCCTCCTTATTCTAAGTACGAATCTATGGTTGCATATAAATACGGCGCACTGGCTGTTACAACTGTGATAACAAACCCAACTCTGGTTGGTGTCCACGTCAATGCCGTTCCGCCATATCCAAGAATTTGAATCGGTACTCCCGGCCCCTGAATATAGAAGTCCAAACCCCACGCGCTGTGCAGCGTCCCATTGAGATAACAGTAAAGAATAACCCACGGTATCGGTGTGACGAATGATTTGAGCATAGTTACAACCGGCGCTCCACCGCCAGTGCGTGTCCTGCGCGTAAAACCAAACGATCCATCCGACTGGGGTGCCTGCACCAGCTCCACATAATTGTTGTCAGTGCCATCATCAATACGAAACCCGACGTAGCCGCCCACATCCAGACGATAAACGGACGCCTGCGCCCAGTGGTTGCGCTGATTTGCGGTATATGCCTTATACACAAACGATCTTGATGCGACTGTGTAGTACCAACATTTCATACCATCGCTGAAATAATTTACTGTCGGCGGCGTAATGAATGGCGTCCCTGCCCACGACCATCCGGTAGGCAAGGCGCTCAAATTCCGAAACGATGGGTTTGGTATGATACCGTGCAGGTTTTCGGTGTTGAGGCGATACTCTGTCCCCGCGTCATTCTTGAAATAAAGATCGCTGTTGGTTTTGATATATATGGTTCCGTAATTTGCTGCTGGAGTAGCGGGAGCTGTCATTTCTTTCAATGTCAAATTTTTTTGTAGTTCCACATAGTCTCGAACCCACAAAGCACCAGAAATATCAAATCTCGGTTGATTTGTAGTTACTTCATACCACAGCAAATATGGTGTGCCACCGTCTGTTTGTGCAACAGTAAATTTTATTTTTGCACCAACATTGGTATTTATAATGTTAAATGCGTTTGTTCCGTCGGTACTTATGAATACAGACTCAACCCCAACATCATTTTTAAACCTTATCCACCCATTAGTAATAGTATTTCCTATTGTTATTCCACCTGAATCAAGGGTTATATTGCCTGCACCAGCTTTTATTTGTCCAGTTGAATTGATGTAGGTCTGCTGCACATTGGCATTCAAACCATATAGTCCGGTGCGATCAATCCAGATACCGGTTCCTGCCGTTGCACTGGTGGGCGGGGTGGCGCCAATGGCAATAGCAGACGTGGCCTGGTTCATCTGCAATTTGCCACTAATGATCGCGTTACCGGACACATCGAACTTCAGGACATCCGCCGTGTAATTGCGAATGCGCAACCCGTTGGTTGGGTCGATAGTGATATTGGGCTTGCTTGCCGCGTATTGTCCAATGGCCATGCCATAAATATCAGCCACATAGCCCCAATTTCCGTTGAGATTTCCAAGCCGTACGTGCTCAGTTGTGGTAGTCCAGGGCGCACCAGCGTGGGTTTTTACTGCAAAATATGGGCCATAGGTGTCATCGGCTGTCATATAGAGGAAGCCGTCATTGGATATTCCATAATCTATCAGTGAAGATCCAGCCTTGATAATATTTCCAGATGTGCCACTTTGCCTAGTGACATTGTAGGTGTAGTATGTGGTGTTGTTAGTGACTGAATTTACCAAAAACCAGGTATCAGTCCCGCCCAACTTCATGCGTAGGAAGTCACCCACAGCAAACACTGCCATGTGTCCAACTGCCGGATCCTGAACAGTAATATCGAACGGTGTGGACACTTGAACAGTGACATCATCCCGCACCACACCCGCCGATTTCATCACTCCCATACTCCCGGCGAATGCTTGAATGACATTGTATGTCATCACAGCAGCAGTGATTTCTCCCCGAACATTGACATTATTGAATTCTGCTGAACCGTCACTCAAAATGCGCCAGCCCGAACTGTCCGCAGCGAAGCTGGCCGAACGAATGTTCTGGTTTGCCCCATCGACAATGATGCCGTTTACTAATCCAACGTTGATGATCCCTGCAGAATCCAGTTTTACTTGTCCGCCTGTAAGGGTGGTAGCTCCAATCGTCCAACCACCAATAGTTCCAGCAATAGCTGATATGCCGGATGAGCTTAGCACCACAGCACCCCCACCCGCCACTAATGTGCCATCACTGGCTCGCACCCCAAACTGCAATACATCTGCATTGACTCCAACCAGGTTCCATAAGGTTGGAGTGGCCCCAAGATTGTAAGTCATGGGCGGGTAGGCTGTGCGCATCCCAGAAAAGCCACTACCTATTTCCAATCTGTTTCCTGACCTGAATTCGCCCGCTTGGATCATGCCCAAGCTCTCGGAAAGATCAGACAGGCCGGTGACTATTACAATCTGATTGGCTCCCAACAATAATGTCTTGGGCAAGTTGACCAGATCGGCTTCAATCTTTTGTAATAATGCAAGGACATCTTCTTCAGTGGTCATAGTCCTCCAAAATGGAATGTCCTATAGTATAAATTTTCTATGTCCTTTACTCTGGCCAGGATCATTACCCACCAATCCATGCTGGACTCATGTGGGCCATAAGCACCACCCGATCCACCTATGCCATTAGCCAAACCAAATGCCCGGCGCATCCATTCTTCGAACAAATATTCGTTGTAGATGGTGTCGTCATCCAGGGCAAATACCATGTAGCCCATTTCAGCCAGCGTTCCTTCTTGCTCGGTATCTTTCTTCGAGCGCAGCAGCGTGTCATGGGTAGGCCCTTGCACCTGAATAACTATTCGCATCATTGGGAAGAGGAAATCGGCGACAATGCCACCAAGTTCTAGCCGCCCGCCGTTTTGCGAACTTTGGAAATCAAAGTCAAGTCCACTTACCAATCTCAGTCTGTTGACTAAGTAAGCATATACGATCCTCTCGGGCAGCGTTCCATTGACCTGGCTTTTGGATACAGCTCTGGCTTCAAGTGGATCTTCCCCAATCTTTGGACGCTTCACGCCGCGCCGGTGCAGGGTAAACCACCACGGCTCCAAGTTGATCTGGTTCCATAGAGCAACATCACGCTTGCGCAATGTCAACGGACGTTCTTCCGGCTGGGGAATTCGTATCCGCGTCTGCTTTCCCTTTGCGCTGGGCTTGATGTAGCGTGGCGTGCGAATTCTGGTAAGTGGCATTAGCGCACTTCCACCAGATTCAGATTACATAGAGTTTCAATGTTGCGCATGGCGCCGGTATCCGAATCTTCATGTCGTTCCACACCTGTGTTTGTCACCGAACTGACATACACTGTGTGTATCAACCCATAAATGTCTATAAATTCCACCGGGTGTTTTGAATTGCGCAGCATTTTCAATTCCTGGATGATTTCTCCAGCTGTGCGCGAGTCCGGGTTGTCTCCATACAATGAATGAGTGGCAGCTACCACGTTGAAATTGTAGCCATAGAACACATCCGGGCGCAGCAAAAAGCGCAATGTCATTCCTTCCAAGATGGGGCTTTGGTCAGAGTTGTTGGTGTGGAATTGAACAATTAGAATGACATACTTATAAACTCCCATTGGCACAGTAGCAGTTCTGGGTGCGCTCCACTGTTTGGGATCGCTCGGTTGGGTGGGATTCCATACAGATAGTCCCTCCGTGGATGTCAAATGTGCCCCATGATCACTCAACGAAGCCCCAGGGAAATTCAATTCAGTCACACCATTGCGTGTGATTGTGCCCAATACAAAATATTGCAGTCTGTCCCCAGAAGTTTCACTCGCACCCTTGCCCATCATCAGGGCACTGATCGTCAGCCAGCGATCGGTGGCTCCTCCAGCTTTCAGTATGTTGGAAGCCTCAATCAAAATGCTTGGAGAGAATTTGTCCACCCGGCGAAAACCCATATCCAAACGGCTGGATATTAGAACATTAGTACCAGTCGTGGGGTGAGGTCTGGATGCAATGTTGGTAACGCCAAGCTGCATTTTTCCAAATTTGCTATTGGCTGCGGTGCTGTTGGATAAAAAGTAATACAGTATGGTTTGATCACCATCCACGAACATGGAGCTGTATTGCGGTTGCCCACCTGAGGTCGAGAAATCCAGTAGTTTGTGCCAGCCCACCCCGTCAAAACAGAACAGCGAAGTGTACGTACCCTGGCTTCCGATCCCCGGAATGTTAGAATCCATCGGATAATTTACCCAATTGGCCATCATATACAGGAAATTGTTGGCTACTACCATTGGCCCAATTGCCCGCAACTCCGAGTAAGGGAATTGGTCAGACATGCGGGGCGGGGTGACATCTACAACCCGAGAACCGTTCCACTGGTAGATTTTGTTCCTGACACTGTAATACAAGTAGCCATTGAAGATTGCCTTGCCGGTGAAATTGTCACTGGTGGCTTCGCTGGAATAATCTAATATACGGCGGCCTATCTTATCTGTGCCAACTACATACACACCATCTCGCCGAAATACATACAACTCATTACCAAATGACACGGCACCCAGAGTCCCAAAACCACCGAACCCGCAGGGTATCTTTCCTTCGTCTGTGGCCCCGCCTTCCATGTCACTGAGATCATCAGCCGAAGCGTAATGCACTAAACTGGTGCTGTCTTCACCGGCATAGGCTTCGCCTTTGTGCATGATCAGCCACTTGAAATCATCTGCAGTATCTATACCGGCATCTGTTATCACTCCAGCGGTGGTCATCTTTTTCATTTGACCACCATCAGGGCAGAAAAACAGGTAAGTATTCGTGACCATGGCATAGTTTACGGCGCCTGCAAAGATGAGTGACCACACCGGCGTGCCAGAAATACTCAGCTTATGCACCCCGGCAGGCCCCCAGGTGTACAGGTCGCCATTGAATTTTACGATGCCTAATTTGTTATTGTTGCCCGAGTCCTGTGGTAGGGTAGTTTCATCTTTTGCCGAAAATAACATGGCAATGCCCGGCTGTCGGGTGTCAATATTACCCATGGAATGCATGTACCCCATGGCGTCTGTGTTCCAAGTAAAGCCAAACCCATGTCGCCAGTCCGTAATGTACAATGGCTGGTAGAGCATGAGTTCAGACTGCGCCACAGATCCACCCGCAACCGCCGCGCGTGGGCTGAAATCTGCCAGGTCTTTGTCCCTATAAGATGATAAATCTATCCGATAAGGCTTGCCATTTATCCTAATATCACCAAGTGGATCCACGGCTTATCTCCAACCAAGAGGATCGCCCAACGGATCGAATTCGGAAAGGTGGCCGGAGTCTCTGCCTTCCATAAATAATTCTGAATCCGGCAGCCGGAAGAAATTTTGGATTTTGAAAGCTTCTGCTTCCTTCTCATAGATGTCTTGCATAATGGCATAGCGTTGACGGTCAACCCGGTTGTCCCCAATGCGGGATCCAGCCAAAATCGAAATGGCTTTGGCTATGATGTATTCCTTCGGTACCACTGTAGTAGATGCTTCGGTACTCAAAATGGATGGCATGGTAGAATGCTTGATGCGTAACCGACTACCAACATAACTTCGGATGGGTGAATAAAGCCGCAGGCTAGATGGCCATTCCTTGGAACTGAAGTGCACATACTTCATCCGATACCAGTCTAATTGTTGATCGTTTGGATCCCACAGCGAACACTTGGATGTGCTGGTCAGTCCAGGATCAGTAGCGGATGAAAATTTTACGGTCTTCAAGGTATTGTTTACTTCGGTGATGATCTTCGCAATGCCCTTGCCAGCCCCATCATAAATTGACACGTACCATCCGGCAGACACTGGTGACAGATCAGTTCCGGCTGGAAGCGTAATGGTTTCTACTCCACCTGCGTATGTGTCTGAACTCACTGTTGTGAACAGACCATTCACGGGCCGCTCTAGTGCTACTTCATGCACCAGCCCAACCGCAGGCGTAATTGCCGTGAGATCATATTCCATTTTGTCTTCACAGATCACAATGGATTGGTCTTCCACGGTCTCAAAGAAGGATGGATAACTAGATAGAATGGCCTGGTTGATTGCTTCGTGAATTTCAATGGCGTTGAATACAGAATGAATTTCATAATCTAATCCAGTTGACACTGCGGCGGCTAGTGGGTACTCGAATTGCACTCCTTTGGTTTGTGGGCTGGATGTTAGAATTTGTCTTACTTCCCCAGTTGTTGGAAAGAACATCCACTGCCCCTTCCAGAAATCCCAAGGTTGGGATAACACCAGTAAATCAAACAACATACTGGTTGACCCGCTGGTAGCATCCGAGAAACCAGCCGCTACCCTGCGAGCAAACGGCATCATCAACCGCATGGCAACAGCGCGGCGTAATGTGGTGCGGGTGTTGGTTGGTCTGGTCATAGTTAGCCTCTATCTTCAGCCATCATTATCTCAGTTTGAGAGCCAAATTTTTGGCTAATTTCTCCCCACTTTTGGGCCATGACCACATTGTCCAGCGGTGCATTGGCATTGAGAATTTTCTTGCGCTCGTTAGTTTCCTGATCTATTCTTTGTCGTGCATAGAATTCCTCGGCCACAGGCTGAGGAACATCTACAGGTATGCCGGGTGGCAGTACCCATTGGCGGGTACGAATGCGAATAACTTCAGGTTCCATTACCACAGTGATCACCCCGGCTTGATTTACAGTTGTGGGTTTGCCCATCGAAGTAACAGTTACTTTGGGTTGGTTGTCCATCCAGGCCCCAAATTGAATGTCATCAGTGGCTTTGGTGGCCATTGCTTTTTGGATTTCTTGTTGTACCTGTTTGCCTGCGTTGGCGATCAGCTTGGCTTTTTTCTCGGGGTCAATGATCTTCAACTTGTCGGCTTTTTCCTGGACACTGTTTAGAAACCCGGCGCGATCTTGCTCCCAACGTTGGGCATCCTTGTCCATTTTGTTCATGCGCTCGGTCAGCTTGGTGATAGCCTCACCCTGGCCTTGCACCAAGCTGAGCATGGAATTCTGACCGCGCACTAATTCCTGCAGTGACAGTGCAATTTTCAGTGCGTCAGTATTGCTGGCCACTGAAAAATTTTCAGATAACAAATCTTGAACAACCGGTGCTTCGTTTACTCCATCGGAGCGCACTTGTGCATTGAGCATTTCTGCTTCACGTTGCGCCTGTTCAATTTTGCTTAGTCGTTTACTTGAACCCATTTCTCACCTCCACCCAATAGGAGACCATCCCACATGTGTGAAGATGATCGTATGAATGTAGGGCGGGGCTTTTGACCCCGCCCTAATTTAGTACCGATTAGTTTTCTCCTGCCACAGAGTACAGGAAATAGAGATCCATCTGACCGGCTGCAGCCGTAGCCGCTGCTGTGGTCAAGTTGATGACCTGCTCAGTAAGATACAGTTTACCGTTGGCGTAGGCTTCAGCAGCCGCTTTCGAGGAAACGAAAATGCCAGTAGTAACTGCAGTCTGTGGAGCAATGTCAGCCGAGGCCATGAAACCGGCGGCACTGGCAACATCACCCAGGGTGGCTGTCAGTGAAGCTGTCCAGGCAACTGCTACACGGGATAGGACTTCATGGATGATGAATCCAGCTGGTACGGTAATGACTGGATAGACGCCAGCAGCGCCGACCACAACATCATTACCAGCCGCAGCCCCAACTGATACTTTGAGCACTTTGAGCGGGGCGGGATCATCGTGATCCATGATGAAAGTTCCAATTACGGGAAAAGTTTTAGCCATTTGTCACCTCATTATCCAACGGATTGCTGATCTGAGTCTGTGCTGTAGAGTAACCACAGGCGCAGTGATCCAACTCCACCGGCAGCCGAGGCATTGGTGATAGTAACATTGATGTTCTTATCAGCAGTGTAGTTCTTACCACCCAATGCCGCAACAAATCCAATGGAGCTAAGGTTGCCAGACGTGAAACTGCCCAGTACAGCAGCAGCGCCGGTATCTCCTACAGTTGCCGTCAACGCACCAGTTGACGAAAACGCAGTCACAACTTCCAGCAGAGTACCCAGAATGACTGTGTTGGCTGGAACTTTACACACCGTGACAACTGCAGGAGATGTAGTAGGTGCGGGGACAAGGGCGCACTTCACAACGCGCGTGGAGTCCCGCAGCATATCAGCCACCTGTGCACCCGGCGCAAAACGAGGAGCCTTTTTCAGTATGATAGTCATGTGATTATCCTCCAATCACGCGGGTTTACAGGTTACTGAAGACATTGGTGTGCTTGACAACCCGGATCCAGGCACTATTCAGCACCTTGGGAGTGAGAGCTAGCTTCCAGGCCAGAGAGCCACGCTGGTTGAGAGGATCGGCAGCACCGGCTGAACCAACCGGCTTCACGATTACTTCAACAGCCTTGATGCGCTGACCGGTCAACGGGCGACCATCCGGCCCCTGGTTGTCAACACTTGCAGCTTCAGGATAGCCAGTCAACCCGAGGATGCCGTATGATTCACGACCAATGAAGATCGCGGCATATACATCTGTGGTGTTACCGGCACCAACATCAGCCCATTCAGTCACATTGGCGCTGACATAGATCTTCATACGCAGCAACCGGCCAATGTAGCCGTTGCGGATAGCAGTGTTGGGGGCTTCCTGAACCATCAGGTTGACAAAAGTTGGATCGAGCATCAGTGTTGCATAGCTGTGGGGGTGGAGAATAAGAATAAAATCCTCCCCATCCACAGGCAGAGCAGACTCAGCTTCGAGCGCAGCATAGTTCTTGATGATATCAGTGTAGCTGAGATCATGGGTTGGGCTGGTGAGAGTACCAACCGCTGATTGACCACCGGAGTAGTCAATAGTAGCGTTGGTCACTAATTCGTTGCGCACCAAGGTGTCAGCGGTCAGACCAGTCTGCTCACCCAGGATGCTGGACATTTCGGACAGGATCGGATCATAGTTCATCAGATCCACGAGATCAGTGAACCCCATCCAGGCCCCGTAAAAGGCGGGGGTGATGGTGATCAGGGTGGGGGTTGGCGCGGTGGTTTCCGCAGGCGTGGTACCCTGGGTTAGCTGCGTGGTCTGGGCTGAGAGAGATCCGTATTTACGAACCTCATAAGAGCCGTATTTTGAAATGCGGGCGCGAACAGCCCAGCGGCCATGAACATAACGAGGGATGGCACGAGAGAGCAAGCGCTTCTCATACGCGGTTTTGATTGCATCCGCCATCGTGACGGTAGTAATTGTGGTCATTTCAAGTCCTCCGAAGAGTTGGGTTGGTGCCCGCGTTTATCCCTAGGCTGTAGGAATAATCGAGGGTGACAGGTCTCCTGCTTCCACCAGTTTGTACACCTCTTCGGCAGAACCATACTGTTTGATCAGATCATTCCAGTTTGGCCCGTTTCCAGCAGGTGCAGGCGAGGCGGCAAGAGGAGTTCGTTGGGAAGAATCGGCTTGATTGTTCTGAGGAGTTGGCACACTGGTCATGTGAGTGGTCTCGTATTCTTTCACTTTGGCTTTTAGTTCCGACATAGCTTTCTGAATTCCAAGCCACCCGGAGGCAACAAGGGCATCCAAACCCTGATCGGTAACTAAGTTGTCGGCGGGCACACCTTGGGCGACAAAGAAATCTTTGTAATTCTGGGCGGCCTGAAGTTGCTGGAGTTCCTGCTCCTTTTGCTGAGCAATGGTACGCCACTGGCTGGATTGTTCCGCTTCCAGATTGCGCTGAAATTCTTTCTTTTCATCGTCATCCAAGGAGGCCATTCGCGCTTTGTTCAGCTCACTTTCAAGCTGGGCACGCTGCTGTTGCCACTCTTGTTCCCGTTGTGACATCTGGCGCTGCAAGCTTGACTTCAGGTTGTTGATGTCCTGTTCACGCTTGGCTAACGCCTCTTCCAATTTCCTCTGAGCTTCTTGTCCCGCGTCTGCAGCACCTGGGGTAAGCGTCCCTGCTGGAACCGAACCCACAGCGGGCGTCCCATCACTGGAACCACCGCTGTCTTTAGATACTTCAAATCTGACGGACTTATTATTGAACAACATTTCTAGCTCCTATGTCCTATTATACAAACATTGATATGTCAGCGTCAAGGCTACTGCATCTCGCGGATGTCTTTGGCAACTTCACGCTGTGGATACACACGTTTTGCAATCTTTAGATTGTTACGGATTGCCCTGGCATACTCTGGGTGATTGGTAGCAACTCGCTTCAGGTAAGTAACCGTTGCATTGGGCAGAGGTGCCTGCCCTGTTGTGGCCTGATTGACTTGCTCCACTGCCAGCGGATCCAGCAGGTCGAGCAAGGACTGTGGCCACCAGGGTTGCCGAGTGACACCTGCAGAACCCAGCTTGCCTGGAGTGAAGAGAGCCATAGCATCCAATGATGAGCGCTTGCCAAACGGCAGCCACCATCGCGCCTCCTCTTTTTCAAAGCTGGATGCCTGATAGCCTGATCCAGCTGCTGAACTGAGACCGGCGCTGGTCGTTCCTGTACTGGCATCAAAGGATGGGTAGTAATAGGCTGCCCATAGCGGGTGGGTTTTTGCATAATCATCCCTCATGTTGAAATAGGTGTTGATCTTCTTGTACAGATCTTTGTTTTTGTTCCTCCATTCTTTGCGCTCATCCGAACCCATGTACATATAAACTGCCAGGGTGGTGTAGAAATTCAGCCCGAGTTCAGCCATAACATCCGCCTTGAATTCAGCCTGATCTGCTTCGGCCAATAACATGTCTTTCAATTGCTGTTCATCTGGTGCCTTGGCCCCGACTTTAGCGGCGGCCTCCTGAATGAGATCGAGGAAGTCATAATACTTTTCCACATCTGGGTAGTTGTTTATATTTCCACCGAGGCCATACCATACATCGAAGTCAGATTCGTATCCGCCCAGCCCAATGTATGTCAGCATGAGCGCTCTGTAGTTCTCGCTTTGCTTCGGCCCTGCCCAGGCCAGAATGTCATAGACAATATTGCGGTTGGGATCCTTGGGTTCATCCTTGAGTTGTTCTATTTGCTCGGGTGTGGCGAATGTCAATCCATTGATAGTATCCCGGATGAGCTTCTCACCAAATTTACCCACACCATAAGTTTGCACAATCCACTGCTGGATTTCGCGTTCGCCCGGCTCGAAGGTATGTGTCTTGAAGAATTGAATCTCAGCCATGCTGCGCTCATTGCCGGACAAGTCTTTGACCGCGTCAAAATACGGTTGCAAATACAACGTCTCATAAGCATTCCAGATGGCATCTATCACCGAATCATTTTTCAACTGCCACTGTTCATAGCCTTCGGCATTGGTCTGGTCGACCAGCTTCTTCATAATGTTATCTACTTTGCTTAGCCGTTCTTCCGTGTCAATTTCACCTTCAAAGACATTCCAGTTGAAATTGAGTTGGAATATGGGAGACAGCAATTCGGCCTGTTTTGCCAGCCCATCTTTCCAGGCGGCTACCCGAAGCTCATACTGTGTCCAGGTCTCATTCTTGACATACCGTGGGTAAGTGGATTTGATTGTCCGCCACCACTCACCAGTCATGTGCTCTTCGATCAGCGAGATTGGTTTGTAGCCCATTACATAGTCTTTTTTGGCCAACGGATATAAACCATTCGGGTCATCAATCTGGGCTATGGCTGTGTAGTAGTCAGTCATAATCTGATCATATAAATCCTGGGCGCCGACTGGAATATTGTGCAAGCGTTCATCTTTCAAATCTGCTGCGGCTTTGATGGCCTCATAGCGTAACTCCGTTTGGTTCTGAACAATCGCATCTTCGGCAATTGCCTGACGGCGCAAAGCTCCGGTCAACACATTCCCTTCTTCGTCTGTCACATAGCGGGTCATATTGTAGGAATTGGTGATCCAACCTTCCGGTGTCTCATACTTCCGCGTGGTGTAAAGTTTATAGACATCAGCCTGGCTCATGTAAGGCTTGAACAATGTGACCAAGATTTCATCGTTGATCATATCCCGCAGCAGATTTACTTCATCTCGAATGGAACTCAGTTCGGCCTGCCCGGAAGTGAATTCCTTGGCATAAATGCCGGTGAACATACCTGCTATGCGGCGGTAGTATTCACTGTTTTCTACATGGGCACGAGCTTCCAGCCACAATGGATCTTCTTCTCGTACCACACCCAGACTTTCATCTCGGGTAATTATTGCGTAGGCCTCTTTGGCAATGGCTTCTTTTTCTACCTGGCTGGTAATATCTTTCATGCGATCCAGGGCATTGATCAAGATTTCACGCTCGATTAGGTAGTCTTTCCAGCTAACTTCTTCGGAAAACCGTTCGGGTACATTCTTCCAGCCGCTGGCCACTTTCCGTGTTTGGGCCATAATCCAACGCTCGGCAAAAGGTGGAATAAATTCAATGGGAATAACCGCTTTGGCTACATCATAGGCCAGATTGGTCTTGGGGTAGTAAGGATCATAGAAGATCTGCAGTACAGCCGACATCACCGGGGAGATATTGATGCCGAATATGGGCGCATCATCCAAGAAGAACTTGGCCACAGACTGCAATGGACTTAGCTCTGGATCTTCTTCTGGTATGTTATCCACGCGCGGGAAAGCATAACGGAACAACAGCGGCGCCAGTGGGTTGAACCACAGACCCGGCAGTATGGGTACGTAACCTTTCAGTGACGGCAGAACTTCACCTCGGCTGGTCGTGGCATGAGCCTGCAGTGCTGAAGTTTTTGACCAGCGTTGGTATTTGTAATAGAACGCCACAATCTCTGGATGCTGAACAAGCGTCTTTATCCAAAATGGCACTGACTTGGCCGGGTACATCCAGAACGGGATCAGGTCTTTCATAAATTGATCCAGCACAGTGAAATCAGTGTAGTCGATCATGTTGAAGTTGGTCTTGGTAACGGCGCCGTTGGCCGGTGAAATATAATGCCCGGCCATGCGACCACCATAGTTGGCCACATCATTCATCTGTGATTTGAGCAGTGCACCTTCTTTGGCAACATCGTTCAATACCTTGCTCGCCTCTGGATTGATGTCCAACTTGGCCAATGGCGAGTCGTCAATCTTACGCCCGAACTCATCCTTCCACATGTGCAGGGTGCGTTTGCCTGCTGATATTTGGGAACCAACACCGTATAAATTGGAGATCCACTGTCGTATCTGTGGGTTGGTGCGCCACAAAGCCAGCGGCGGCGGAACCAAAGAGTCCAGTTTGATGACGCTTCCCTCTACATATTTGGAGAAATCCTTGGCCAACCCGGAAAGCAGCCGCATGACTTCTGCTTGCTCAGTCAAACCCGACATTTGGAAGTCATCTGCCAGCTTGATGGCAATATTGGCGAAGCCATCTGATCCAGCTTCCAGCAATTTACGCTCATTCCCAAATAATACTCCCCACAAATCTGCCAGGCTGACTTGCTGGCTGCCGTGTGTGAAGATGGGTGACTGAGCAAATGCCCGCCATGCCTCATCTATTTCTGGTTGGATGTCGGGCTGTTTTGCTTTAGCAACCAGATCCTCGGCATCGGTTTTCTGGAATAAAGAGTAATCGCCACTCATGGCTGATCGTCTTATCTCAGGTGTAACCTTGTTGACTTCGATCTGATTCTCGCGAAGGAAATCCAACACCTCTTGTTTGGTTACATTTTTATTTTCGGACAAGAAGTCATCCAACCCAGACCACTTCATTTCATCTGCGCTGATAAATTTCGGTAACACGCTGCGCAACCGAGCAGTCGAAGTACTCTTGAAATCCATTTTCTCAATTTCGCGCTCGGCCTTGTGGTAGTACCACTGCTGGTACGGCACTTCCTGGAAAAGCGGATTGGCAGGACGAATGTACTTGTGAGTGGCAATCTCGGCGCCGTTCAAATCCGCATCATCCAATGCTTCCCATTCGTTGCGGAATTCGGTACGCTCTTCACCACTGTGCCGTAGCCAATCTACATAGGAATCAGATCGCAACTTCTCAGATGCTTCCTGTGCCAATTGGAATTGTTCAGGAATATCATTCTTTGATCCCACCCCAGAATGGCTAATATCCAAATCTATGTCCCACAGTTCACCGACATCATCATACACACGCACGGTGGGAGCATTGGCCACTGCTTCCAGCACATCATCCAGCTTGCGGGCATCGTCCATTTGAACAACAAAGCGAGCATCTCCCATGTGGAAGACGTCCGCCTCATCCAATCCCGCCCCGCGAAGAGCAGACGCCAAGTTACGCAGGTAATGATCCGCCGCGTCATCTCCCATCTCTCGGACAATATAATCAAATCCGTTGCCAATCAAGTAGGCAGTATTGGGTTTGCTGAGCGCATCGGGATAAGAAACCAGCACGTTGGCATTCATAAATCCAGTGCGGGCATCAAGGAACAAACTATCTACATTATCCAACATCCCTGACACTGATTTTGTCCAGGTTTTCAATGCCCGTTGACTGTTCTCAACATGCTCAGCGGAGTCATCAATCAGGTCGCTCAACATCTGGAACCTTACGTGATCTACCTTTGGATTGTAAGTTCCAACATTGTCTACCCGCTTGATCTGATTTTTATAGAAGGCCATGTAGGATGTGGAACCACGATTTTCAAAGGCATTGACATATTCGATGCCGTCAATGCCATAAGATTTCTTCATCCCCGCCACCACCCGAGAAGATCCTACACGGCGGTGGATATTTAGCGGGCTGTAAACTGTCTTTGAATTGGCATATAACCCGGCATTCAAGTTCCAACTGACCATCAGATCTTTGGCATCGAAGTTGCCATAGTCTTTCAGAATGGGCATGGAGGTGTACAACTCATTCATCAATTTGTCGGCCTGCACCATGGTAATGGGAGTAGTCTCATCCAAGGTTTGGATAAGCCCTTCCATAATATTATCGGCCATAGATGCTTCATTCTTCAAAGCCAATGCTTCAGTAGCGGAAATCAAATCAATTTCTGCCAATTGATTGGCCACACCCAGGTAGCCCCAGCCGCCGTTATCGGTGAGCTTGATTGGATTTTCGATGTTCAGCCAGTAGGCGTGCAACTGCCAACTGGGTTGCCAATGTGCTCTATCCAAAGCAGCATAGACTGTACCGAAGTGGTGGCCCATATCGTTGGCAGCATTGAACTCAACAAAGTTGAAGCGTGAGGCATGGTAAACCGGAAGTGGTTGGCCATCCGGGGTTTTGACCTTGGAACGCGCGGCAAAGTCCATAAAGGATGAGCGATCAGGTACAGGTATGGGTGTCAGCTTGCGCCCGGAAATCAAAGCATTGTGTATGTAATCCGATGATATGTTACCAGCCAAGACCACCGGGTCGAACCCGCGCCGCTCCAAAATAGACAACACATCCTCGCTGATGCGCTGGACTTTAGGCAATTCTCCTTTACTGATTGGCTCCCAAACCGCATCGGCTACCCGGTCGAAGAAGGTAGCAAAGTCGTTGACATATACAATATCATCAATGTCAATGTTGCCAACCACCCCAAAGCCGATGTAGTTTCCGTTGGCATCCAGAACTTGTTGAGCGAAACGTTGCACTGGTTTTTGCGGATATGTGCTGGCAATAGAAGGCGGTAAGAAGTTGTTGGCCAGGAAGGACAATGCCTCCCTCTCGGCTGGTGTGAGATCCTTGGCCAACATGGTGTAATTACTGGCAATTAGCTTGTCTTCAATCTTGGTGACAATGGGCTCAAATTGACTAACCAACCGGGCCACATCATCCTGAGTATAAATATCCAACAGTTCGCGCATGGCTGTCTTTAGTTCATTCTCCGGGCCGTTCATCAATTCCAGAATAGATTGATGCACGTGGATCTCCTGCAGCAACGGCTCTGCTCCCTTGGGTGCTTTTGCTGAGTATTCAATTAGAGCGTGGCCGTTTCCATCCACAGCCAATACCCGGAAGTATGGATACTGTGTGGATGTCAGGTTCTTCAGGGCCGGATCGCTGAATTTGTAATGCTTGACTGCCGCACCCTCATCAAATGCCACCCAGATTGTGTGTTGTGCACTGACAGAGGACATATCTATGTCGGGGTTGATCTTCAAATCGCCACGAAGTTCTTTGATCTCATGGTCAATTACATCCTGGGCGGTGTAGCCTTTCAGGAATCTCCGCTTGCGCGGTACAGGATAGAACGTACCCTTTTGCAGCCACCTTCCCTGCGCCCGGTCAATATCATCCACTGCCACCAGATCCGCCACTTTGGTTGCCGGATCCTTCTTCTTGATAACCGGCTTGGAAGTAACCGTTTCTTTGGCTTTCCGCGCGGCTTTGAGTGCATCCTCAGATGTAATTGGCTTTGCCGGTACTTTGGGTTTGGGGCCGGGAGAACGCGGCTTTGGTAATTTGTCAGCCTGAGCCTGCTTCCAGCCGTCTCCCACCATCTGATCGAATACCTTGCGCACTTCGGGCGTCAGATATACCCCGCCGAAATAATCGCCCATGCTGCGGTAGAAATTAACTAAGTAATTCTTGATGGCCTTGAAGATGTGCCCAACTTCGTTGGTCGGCGCCATTTCAGTAATTACATATTTTTCCCATGCTCGGGCTGTAATTTCACTGCGGGCGACTGCCGGATCCAAGTCTTTGTACAGCTTGTAGGCTGGATCATTGCTTACCTGCATCCGCAGTAAGGTCTCGGAAGCGTAATCGTCCAATACCTTTTTCGCTGCGTCCGGCAAATAATCTTCCACAGCGTGAAACATCTCATGTAAAGATGTGGTTGGATTGGAACCGGCAAAAGCTTTGATGATCGCTGAATGTCGATCCAGTTCGTTCTTTACAAAATCGGTGCTGCCCAGGAAAGAAAAATCTGATCTGCGAGTAGCTTTTAGAGAGGGTGGAACCTTGCGCAAATCATGTACAACCCCATCCGGCATGACCAGGTGGGTGGCCTCTTCATCTCTGGCCCAACGCTGCAGCCGTTGTAATGAATACTCATCTACATCCCCCTCTACCTTTGTCAGGTTGAAGCGAAACAAATTTGTGTCTGGATCCAGTGACAACGCTCCGGTCGCCTGGACTAATTGGTTTCCTTTTCCATCTTTTAGCGCGACACTCCACACACCGCCCGCCTGAGTTTGAGCTTCAAGATAGCGTTCGCGCTCAAATACCAACTTCTTCAGACTGCTTTGGGTGATGGCTTCGTCTTTGTTTTTGACCAGCCATTGGTACATTCCATTCCATTTCAGTTCACCTTCAGAAAATCCCAGGGATTTCATGCGTTCCAGGATCTCTGCGCCGGTCATATTGTTGGTCACGCTGCGCTCGATGAAATCATTTAGATTAGATTGGAATACTTGACGACCATCCAACCCGCGCATGGCCTTACCATCTACAGTCGGGTCAATTTTGTAGAAGCCGAAGTACACATGTGCCCAGGTTTCATCCTTGGTTATGGGCCGCCCAAGTGTATCCGACAACAATCGGGATACATTCTCCATAACCCTATCCCACAGCTTGAAGTAGTCCCGTGCACCAGCTTCAGTCCAGCCGTATTGCTTTTGGAACACAACCGTCAGATCATCCTGCAAACCTTTTACCATCTTGCCTAACTGATAGCCGTGATGAGTTTGTGCCCAGTCATCCAATACTTTGTGGGTAATATCAGGCGGTACATCCTGCAGCGTCTTCCACTGTTTCTTAGAATCTCCGCCGATTTCTTTCCAGATGCGGTTCAATAACATACTGTCGGCTGGAACAAGCTGTCCAGCCTTTTCATAGAACATGTGATAACGGAATTCACCGGCCAAAATTCGATTGGCATCTGCCAAGCGTCCTTCTTTGATTGCCAAAGCCAGGCGTGGAGTGCTGTTCACCATTTCATCATAAGATGGAAACGGCGTCGGCAAAATTTTGGCCTCGATAGTAAAGGCTTTCTTGCTGTCTGGTATTACACCCTTGCCAAGTTCCTGAATGCTGCCGGTGTATATCCGCTGGTTTTCTACGCCTGTGATCTTCTTGAATTGGGAAACCACTACCACAGAGTCGGTAGTCTTCCACTCGTTGGTTACAGGATTGTGCATCCTGACCCTGACCACTCTGCCTTTGGCGTCGAACATCGGTTGGATGCCCGCCTTGTCCAACATATCTTTTACTGAGTAGGATGACAGCAAGGTGAAATTTCCACGCCTGACATCGTCCAACAACTCCTCATACATGAACACCTGGCTGTTCCACTGCCGCGCTATTAGGTTGAAAGTCTGTTCCCATGATTTACTAGTACGCGCCGTGAAAATAATGTTTCCGGCTGCGTCCAATTGTCGCGGCCCCGGCCAAACCTCAATCCAAAATGAGTTTATGGATGATGCCACATGACGTATGGCATCATCCAAGTTTCTACCATGAGCCGCAATCAGATCACGGTCTGGGCGTTCCAACCGGCTGTATGCCCGGCTTTGTGTGAATTCTGGCTGGCCAAACACATCCCCAAAGTTTTTTGCGGCAATTGCCCGGCGCTTTCCTGCGTCCAGATAAATACCGCGCGGTATATTCTTTTGAATGACACGGTCTAACACTTCCATTTCAATGGCATTGGTCGGTACATCTGCTGGTAATATATCCTTTAGATCATTCTCTACTGCTCGGATTTGTTCATCCGTAAGTGGTTGCGGTTTAGTTCCAATCGCATCAGACCGCTCCCGAATGGTATTTACAGCTTTGACCAGATTCTCATCTGCATCGTTGGGTATGACAACCCGGTTCTCTTTTACAGCTTTCTTGGCCAAACGCCGCTGAGTGTTGGTTAGTTTGGTAGCATCCCTTGGAATGGCCTTGACCGCATCATTTCCAGAATCAGTCACCAGCGGGAAGTCCTTACTCTTGGTGGTGGCTTCCGGGTAATATGGAGTACCCTTCAATTCCTGGCGCCCTGAATCTATGTCGAAGTTGCGCAAAATCTGGGCCTGTTGGTTCCAAATGGCGCTCAGCTTGGCATTGGATTCTGCATCGAACATGGCAATAACCCGGTCGAAGAACTGATCCACTTGCACCTTCGTGAGCTTGGTCAGCCCGGCATCTGCCTGGGTGGTAACGAATTTCTGCAGTTCATCCAACACTGCAGTAATCAGTGGGCGTTGTAGCGTTTCATCAAACCAGGCTGCTTTGGTAATAATCTCCGGCAGGAATAACCGTTCGTTGAGATACTCACCCGGTGTAGCTAGCAATTGGAGCGACCGCTCGAAGCGTTGAGAATTAGAACCAGAGGTCAGCCACATGTCTTTTACATGCTGTACCCACTTGTTGGCATCCAGTTCACTCATGCCGGTGGCAAGTAACCGTTCCTTCAAACCCAGGACGCGTGGGCTTTCACCAATCGCCTCTGCTCCATCTAACAAATTGGTCAGGATAGTCTTGTTGAGCACGTTGACATTATTGGTATAGAGCTTGTACCACATGCGAATGCGCGTGCCATACTCTATAGCATTAGCTAAACTCTTCACCGACACCGGGAATGCGCTGAAAACCGTATATGCTTTGGTCAGTGCATTCTTCCCGTCTGTCATGGCCAAATAATTCACCCGGTAGTGCTGTAAAAATCCCAACGGATTGTCCCGTAAATTGAGAACGCTGGGCAGATATTTCTTCTGCAAAACACCTTCTCCCAGTGGCTCGACTACATACCTGAAGGTAAGCGCACTCAGATCGGAAGCAACATGCGCCGGGATTTTGACATTGCTGGCAATCTTCTGTCCTACTCCGGTCTGCATCAGGAAAAAGATGTCCCGTATATCTCCGGCTCCGCCTACAAAAAACCGGAAAGTATTATCAATGAAATTGTACAACATCCAGGCCGGACGCCGCGCTAGTGTAGCCCACACCCAGGCGTTCATAAAGGTTTGATTGAGCTTGTAAACTCCCTCTAATATCTGGCGCCATTTGGAAATTCCCGCCGTGGATTCCTTGCCAGTAAACCCCAGCTTAGCCCACCAGGTGTCACCGAAAATCACTGAATTAGTCCAGGCGCGGTTGGCATCACTGAATGTCTTACGGAACTGTGATCCAAGTTCAGTTGCCATTCGGCTCTGACCGGCCCAACTAAAGAAATTCTGGTTGGCTTTGGCTGTGATATTATTGGTTCTGAGCGTCTGCAAGCTGACATCACTCGGGTCTAGTTTCCACACTTTGTTGTAATCGTGTGTGGCCCGCTCGATCATGTGACTCCAGTTTTCATCCCATACTTCACCAGCTATTGTGGGCCACCTCTTTGGATCAATTGTCTCCGTCAGCAAATCTGCCGCTTCTTGTAAGGTGTGCGCCGACAAGGTGGTCGGTCGATTTGGCATGATGGAAGCAATGATTTTCGCTGCCTCTGTTTTGGTACCGGCGCTCTTGATCCTCACAATATCATTGGCAACCTGCTCAAACAAGGCCACAAATTCTTCCTTAGTCTGTGGGCCGGAGCGTAATATGTCCGATGTAAGTTCGGCCATGACTTCACTCTGCTTGAATGCCTGAGAAGCCAAAGCTCTGCCTTTCATGTGGCGTATCAAAGCCATGTTGGAGATTTCATCTTGGGCCGCCGCAAGCGCATTGAGAACAGATATACCCTTGGCAGATTTCACCAGCGTCTTGGTAATTCCCTTTTGTGCGGCGTTTATAGCAATCTTCCCCACCTTGAATACGCCCAATAACTCCATAGCATCGAAGACCATCTCGCCGCCCATCTCGATAACAATATCCACCGACATAGAAGCTATGTCTGTTATCTCTTGGCGTGTCGGCGGGCGGCCAAGCTGTAATTCGGCCAAAGCCACATTCTGATAAACTTGCTGCACTCTTTCCGGTTTTGCATCCCAGGTGTAGGCCGAAAATGGATCTATGTTCCCGGCCTTGCGATCCATTGGATAAGTGGCCACTAATAGATCCTGGGCAGCCTTTATCATTTCATCAGCTAACCCAAAATAATACTGCTGGGTAGCTTCATCAGGTGCTCCTTCACCCAATACCCTGTAGCTCTTGGCAGTGCGATTGAGCGTCAGCGCCCGATCATGTCTGGCCTGTGACCGCTGCAGCATGAGTTCCCGGAACTCTTTCGTAGAAATGGGATTTTGATAATAACCAGCCAACCAAGTTATGGATTCTTCGTATAGTTCATCCAGTGTAAGTGGACGACCTTTGGCCAAGCTAACCTCAGCCGCGTGCCGTAAGAATAAATAATTTGCTCCAGCGTCCGGTTGAATATTGAACTTGGGCATAAAGCTGCGCACGTCTGCCGTGGGAGTGACCGTGTTATAGGCCATGAACTGCCACAGAAAGTGAACCTCATCTGAAGTAACAGGTACATCTCCAGCCAAAATCTTGTCAACCCCGGCCTGGATGGGTTTTTGTTCGTATCTGCCATCTATCCAATTGTTGATCGCCGCCCAATCCAGACCCCACACGTAGTACCGGTACATGCCCTCGGCAAATTCATCAACAGCTTCTCCTGTCAATCCCGAGTATTGTTTGCGGATTGCGCCATCCATCAAGGACTGCCCGGCAGCAACATTAGAATTCATGCGGTTCACGTATGTGACCAGTGCATCGTTAGAACCCAGACCCGCCATTTCCAGTTGGGTACTTACACCTCGATCTCCAACATCAAACTTCTCAGTGTATTCATAAGTGTCCTGCAGCAATTGGGTTGGAGATAATGAGATGCCCGGACGCTCCAATTCCAGATACATGGCCCTCTGTAATTGGTCATCGACAACGGCACGTTTGTCCTTTACCGCCATCTCTAGTTGATCTTGTATGGACTGGGCGAATTTCCACATTCCGGATGCCGTGGCTTTTTCAAATAGAGAGACGGGAAATGCAAGGAAACGGGTTGCCGATACTAGTGGCCGACCAAGAAATTGCGTAAGCAAATTGGATACGAATGCTGGAATGGCATTGCCCAAACCACTGCGCCGTACCGTTTGAGACTCGGACGAAAACAATATAGATTGTTTCGGCAATATGGATGTCTGATCAAACAAAGCATAAAAACCAGAAATCGCAGCAATGGCACCATCAACATAGGGCGCGGCCTTGACTGGATCGAATTTGGCCCAGACGGGTACAACCAGGGTTTGGAATAATTTTGAATTCCGCAGAGCAGTTTCAAAGTTCTCCATCTGAATGGGGAAATTAGCAATCGGGGTTTCCGGCGTCAGGTAGAATGGATATACATTTCCCTGTTCATCCAGCAAATTCACAGTTTCGCCCGTCTGTTTATTCAGGGTGTAATCCGTCCCGTGCATAGCTTGTAAATCTTCGGTTCTGACTGTGCCCAGCCCAAATCGAATATCTGAAGCGCGGGTTGGATTGCCTGCTACATCCAGATTAGTAAACGCATCGAACTCAACATGCTCCTTGGTAAGTGTTTCCTGTAAGAATTTACTAGACTGCACATCAAATTCAACCGGATCATTAGGTACCACCATTCCTTTATCATCGGTGGCGGTACGCTCATACGTCAATTCCTTGTGATCTGGAGTCCAGAATATCTGTGTCTGGGTAGGCCGAGCTGTTATTTGGTTAACAATCGGATCATAATACAACGCCTCGCCCGGCTTGATCATGCCATCCAACGTCAACGGCTTCAATAAATCCGCCGCAGTCTTGGTAGAATTCAGGGTTTCCAACAGATCCGGCGTGTATACCATGGGGATCATGTTGTCGAGCGTGACACCCAGTTGGGTTATTTCCTTATCCAATGCCCAGTTCCCGCTGTCATCTTTGGAAACTGGAACCATTGTTCCATTGTAATTGAATAGCTTTATGTCAGTCGGACGCGCAGTAATGAACGTCAGCCTGGCATTCTTATCATAAGATAAATAGACTTCTTGCCCGACTTTTGTGTCGGGCGTTGCTTTGAATGTCTGTTTTGGTTTGGGCGGCGGAGCAGGCTTCACTCGCCTGGCACCCGCTGGTTGTA